GGCCGGCTTTTTCTTTTGCGGCTTCCACCGCACGGAACGCCGCTGCTCGGATTTGCGGCCAGTACGGAGCCACCGCGAGAGCAACCGCCAGAGCGACGGCAGCGGCGCGAAATGCAGTGTCGGCATTCACCGTGCGCCCTCGACTTGCAGAAGGCACCACCGCACGAGGGCTTCGCCCTCCTTGGTCTTCAGCAGGTCGCTGACGAGCCGCACCAACTGGTCATCGGCCTGGGCCTTGGTCTTGGACGCCAGCCACTCAGCCGCCTCGCCGACGATGATGCTTCGCTTGTACGGGTCGAGCTCGTTGACGAACCGCTGGCCGTAGCCGATGAGCGGCGACCAGGCCGAGAGCAGTTGCAGCTGCTGCCAGATGTTGAGGTTTGCCCCGTACTGAGCGAGCTCGGCGGGCGTGGCTTCGTAATTCACGGCGTGTCCTCCTCTCCCGATTCTGCCTCGTCATCGTCACCCCCTTGCAGCGGCGTGACATTCACCGTGTCGTTGAGCCAATCCCATACCGAGCGGTAGCAGTCCTCGGCCTCGTCTGCGATGTCTCGCTTGTCCAGCCGAAATGGCTGCTTGAACTGCTCCTCCTCGAGCACCTTGCCGTTGCCATCCGTCATGTAGGCGTAGGCGTAGAGTGCCCCGTATTCAACGACGATCCGCCGGTGGACGTGATCTGGTCCGCTCACCACTGCACCTCGCCGGCCTGGTCCTCAAACGCCTCACGGGCCTCGTCGGTCATCTCAATGCGTTTGAGCGTCACGGGCTGGCTCTTGATGACCCGTCGGTCTTCACGGACTTCGTCGGTCCATGTGGATTGGATCACCTTCTTGGCCTTCTCGATCTCGCCGGGCGTCGGGTCACGCTGCCGCACGGGCTTGGCCCGCAGCCGCCGGTCGTGCCGGGGCGGCAATCCCCACACGTGCTTGAGTCGGATGACTTGGTCGCGGGAAATCGTCCAACGCTCGCACAATGCCCGCATGGGCATGTGCGTGAGCCAATCGGCACGGAATGCGGCAACGCTAATGGTCGCCGTGCAGCCCTTCATCGTCGCTCATCCATGCCATGACGCATCGCTGCGACGGGTTTAGGTACAGGTGCTGGCCCGTGGCGTTGGCGATGCTTCGGTGAAACGGCACATGCTCGCAGTCTTTCGCACCGTCGTACGTCCCTTGCAGGAACGCTTCCGTGCGATAGATGCACAGGCCGCCGAAGGCAGACGAGACGAGCACGGGCGGCGAGCCAACGGGCGGAAGCCACTGATGCTTCCATCCGCCGAGGCCAGCGGTGTAATCGTCGAAGTCGCAGTCGGCTTGCCCAACGCCACGCAACGCCCAGGCGTCGTAGTGCGTCCATCCCTTGCCGATCTTCGGCTGACGATCCTCGCCCATGCCGAGCATCGTGAACTCGTTGAGCGACACGCTTGCCATGCCGTAGGCACCGGGCATCTCAACGAGCCACCCGATGCCGTTGAGCAGCCCGCTGTGCGACCAGCCGCCCCACTGGTCCCAGTCTATGACGATCACGTAGTCGGCGTCGGCGGCACAGTCACGCACCCACCGCTGGCATGCGTCGCGGTACTCGGCCAAGGCGATAGTGCGACGGCCGGCGAACTCGGCTCCGTAGTGCTCGCGGCCCAGCGTTTGTGACGTGAACGTCGCCTGCTTGTACGCTTCTGCGAACGCTTGGAGCACCTCAAGCGTCTGGTCAGTGCTGTCGTTTTCTTCGATGTGAAACGCCCACGATTTGCACGACCGCACAAGGTGCTCGAGCCGGCCGAGATTCTCGGCGAGACGCACGCCGCAGTTGCGGGCCAGGCCCACGAAGGCAACCCTGGAGTGGGCCAGCCGGGCCATGCCTTCCGCGTACCGTTTCTGGTACAGCTCGGCGAACGGCTCCAGTGGGTAGATGAGATGGTCGGGGACGCACGAGATGTTCATTTCTTCCACGCGACTCCGAGGCCGTAGTCATCGGCGATGATCTCGTGCGGTGCGTTGTGCTTCGCCACGAACTCGTCAAAGCACCGCTGTAGGTCCGGGTGGGCCGGATGCGTGATGTCGTGAAACACCACGCAGCCGCCGGGCATCACGAGCGGCCAGACGTTCACAAGGTCGGCCATTCCGCCTTCGTATGAGTGGTCGCCGTCCACAAGCACAAGGTCGAACGCTTCGGCTTTCTCGGGCATCAGGGCCGGGATTGTGTCTCGGCTGTTGCCGTCGAGAAACGCACGGCGGCCGTCGAAGTTGAAATCGTCCAGCAGCTGCTCGATGTGCTGATGGTTGCCACGTCCGCTTCCGCCGTAGTCGTTACCCCAGAGATCCGCCACCCAGACCGAGAGCAAGTCGGAGGCGGCGTTCTCAAGCACGATCCGCAGCGAGTCTCCGTCACGGGTGCCGATCTCAAGGTAGTGCCGCACCTTGTGCCGTTGGCAGTGCTCGGCGAGGTATCGGTACAGGCTGGCGTTGCTCATCGGATCCGCACGGTCGTGCGTGCCTCCGTGCCGTATGACTTCTCGACCACAAGGCGAGCCACGTTCGTGTCATCGCCGACCACGTGCTGCAGTGCATCGAGCACCGCCTTGGCGAGGTTGTCCACGTCTGGCCGTGGCAGCTTCGGGGCGTCTGGCTTCACGCCGCTCTTCCGCAGGTGCGACTTCGGCCGTGCGAAGACGGCGTCGATCACGACGCTCAGCGGCTCGCCGGTCTCCGTGAGCCCAGCGTCACGGGCTGCGGCGGCAATCTGCGTGCGGTACTCGTGCACGGGGTGCTTCACCGGAACGTACGCACGGGCGAATCCGCCACGGGTCGAGACTCGCGGGCGCGGCTGCGGCACGGGATCGCCTGGGACGCTGAACGTAATGGCCATGCCAGCAGGATGGCTGGCGTGTCAAGCAAGGCCGCGCCGTCTTTGGCAAGCCACCCGCTGCTGCGTCACCTCAAGCGGCTCCGCCGCTAGCTCGGCCAGGTTTTTGGCACGTATGGCCGCAGCCATGCGGACGATCTCATCCGGCGTAGGGTCAGCCATTGAGAACGCCCGGTGCGTGCGCCCTCGAGCACCGAGCCCGTGACGGCTGGCCAACCTTGTCAGCTGACCAGCCGTCACGCCAAGTTCTCTTGCCACCTCGGCCCGCGTCAAGCTCTCGTCATTCCAAAGGCTGAACAGACGGGCCACGTCGATCTTCACGCGCATCGGCATCAGTCGGCCGCCAGCGGCATGATCACGCCGGTGTAGGTGTCAGTCCGCATCACGACGGCCGACTCGGCATTCGTCGCCTGGACGCTCACGGTCGGCTCGCCGTCTGCGGGCAGGCCAGCCAGCCACTCACGAACGAACACCGGGTCGAGCTTGACCGTGCAGGCGTGGCCCGCCTCCACAATCTCGCAGGTGACGCTCGACTCACCGGCCTCGGCCGATTGACCGTGCAGGTGGATGCCTTCCTTGGCAAAGGTGTACTGCACGCCCTTGCTGTTCTCGCTCGTCACGATCGCCGCCGCCCTGGTGGCCGACAGCAACTCGGTCGCCAGCACCGTGGTCGGCTCCTCGCCTTCTGCTGGGATCACGTCACGCCACTTCGGGAACCGGCCGTTGAGTAGCCGGGCCGTAATCGTTACGGACCCGATTTCAGCAATAACCTCATGGTCTGTGGCATCTATCTGCACTGCTTGCTGGCCCTTGTCGCCGCAAAAACCAGCGATGATGTTCAACACATTCCCTGGGACCAACAGCGGCGGCTTTACTTTTTCGTCCTTGTGCTTTGGGTCACGCCTTTCGTCCACTGCCAAGTCGTGTTCCATCTCAGCAACAGAAAGACGCCTACCGTCTGTCGCAACCAACGTGACCATGTCGCCAGCCACTTCAACCAAAACAGCACCAAGTGCGTACCGGCTGCTATCCGCGTCAACAGAGTGTGTTACGGCAACAATCGCCTTCAAAAGTTGATCTTCTGGAAGCCTTGTTACAGGTTCAGCGTTCTTTGGCTCCCAGATCGGGTACTCAGCCGCATCCTCCATCGGCAGCGTCCAAGTGCCGTGACCGCACTGCACGACGCACGACGTGCCCTTTGTCTCAAGCGTCACATCGTCGCCATTGGCGGCGTTCAGAATCGCCATCAGCCGCCCGTGCGGAAGCAGCATCGTCTCGCCGTAGTAGTCGATGGCGGCGTCGATCCGCACCTCAAGGTCCGTGCCAGTGACGAGCCCGTCGCCGAGACGCACGTTAGTCAGAATCGGCTTCGGAGCCCTGCTCGGCACTGCCGGCTTTACGGCGTGCAGAGCACTCTTCAAATCGGCGGCGCTCAGTGTGATGCCACCACTCTTGCGACGTTCCTTCGTTGCAACCATTGGAATTCCTTTTCTTCTGGAGAGAACAACCAACCAAAATGCCCAACACGAACGTGAGGGCAAGGCTTATGTGGCCGATGCTGATGAGGGCCAGGTGCTCGAACGTCATAGCGCCGCCCCCGGATCGTCCTCGCCAAGCAGCGGCCAGCGCCGTGACGCCAACTCGGCCTCTACGATTTCCAGGCACTTAGAGTTGCTGCCAAGGCGGTCGCACAGGCCGTCGATGATGAGGCTGGCCCGCTCGAGCAGCACCCTGCTGCAGTCATCTACATCGTCATCCCACGCACGACGCAGGCAGGCTTCGGCAACGGCACGAGGCGAGAGTCGATTGCGACGGCGGCTCATGCGGTCACCTCGATTCCACGGGCTTGCCCGGCGTGACGGCGGATGAGACCCTTTCGCTCCAGGGCGACGAGGTGGCACATGGCACCGTTAGGCGACGTGAACCCGAAGTGGTCCATGATTTCGCGGATCGTCGGCCCGCTCGGTCGTGACCGCTCACGGATAAAGTCGAAGATTTCTAGTTGGCGGTCAGTAAGCGGTCGATTGTCTGTCTTCATTTCCGGCCCTCCTGAATCACTGCAACAGGCTGCACGTCGCCATCACCGTTGACACGCCCGAACATTGGCTCTTCTCCGAGCAGCCGCTTCTTGGCGTACATGATCACGCGGTGGCCGTGGCCCATACCGATCTTGGCCTGCTCGACCTTGTCAAGAACCATGTCCTTGATTCCCCCGTAGTCGCTAGGCTCAGCGGCATCGATGGCCGCAATGAAATCGCCAGCAATGCGGTCGCTTTCAGACTCGTCAATGCGGATGACCTTGCGCGGCTCGTTTGTCTGCTTGGATTGCGACGCACGCTGCCTTGCGATCCGCAGAGCGCGATACTCGTCTAGGATCCACTTGAGGTGCACGAAAGGCGTGTCGTGCTTCCGCTTCACATTGCGAATGGCGTCATAGAGCGTTCCTTGGTCCAGTGACGATAGGTCTTCCTTGACCAGCTTCGCCTCCTCGTCAGTCCATACGTGCGTAGGCCAAAGCTGATTCATGGCCTCTCGGTTCTCATCCCACGTCCTCACAGGTTCCCTCCTGCCGGTTGGCGGCTGCGGCCTCGTGCCTGGTGCTGCACCTTCGGGTCGGCGAACTCGCCGGCCCTAATCCTCTCGATGAAGTCAAAGAACCTCGTCAGCGGAAGCGGCCGGTCGAAGTACGCCCGGCTCGGCAGGCGAGCCAGTGCCTCGTTGGCACGCTGAATCCAGCCGGGGCTGGCGGCTAGGTCTGCCCAGCCATCGGGTGCCGTCAGGTGCGGCCACGGCTCAGCCCGCTCAGTGACGTTCCAGACGGCCACGAACCGCTGCCACTCGTCGGATGCCCATCCTGGCTGGCGGAAGTCATCCGGCTCGGCCTGTGTGTGTGTGTGTTTAATTTCTCCTTTAGGAGAAGTTGGTGTTGGTGTTGGTGTTGGTGTTGGTGTTGGATGGATGTCGTTTGCCCTGCGTTTGCCCTGCGTTTGCTCAACGTCTGCTCCACGTTTGCTCTGCGTTTGCTCGTCGTTTGCTGGAGCAGACGCAGCACGGCCAGCCGCAGCACGCCTTGCCGCGTTTACCCTCTTTTCCTTAAGTGCCACACACTTTGTGCGGTGCTGTTCAAGCCGGCCATTCCTCCGCAGGCCGTCGCCGTCCACAGGGAACTTGTCCTGCAGGATCGGCCAGGCGGCCGTCACGCCAGGCGACAGACGCTCCAGCTGCTCGAGCTCGGCAGGCAGGCCGCCGCGATCCCAGGCCAGCATCAGAAGAGTCAGGTAGTGGCCACGCTCCTCGGCAGTCCAGCCGAACGTGCTCGTCAGGAAATCCCTGACGTACAGCGGCATGTACACGTCAACACGCAACTCATCGCTCATATCGGATTCCTTTCCATTCCGCCCCGCCGCGTCGAAGCGGCACCGTGCCTATCACGAGGGCTGGCGACGATACGTCTACGGGGAACCATTCAGCGGCCATTACACACCTGCCTTTTGCAGCTTCATGCTGCCGCCGTAGGTTTCGTAGATCCGTGCCCACACTTCGCGGCGTGGAACAAACACGCACTCACTGTGGTACTCGGTGCCATTCATTCGCGTTAGTTGCCTGCTGACCTTGTATTGCTCGCACCACAATCGCCAGTGCTCCGTGAACACGCTGCAAAGCATTGGGAACGGCACTAGGCAGTAGCGGCCTGTTTCCTTCCACAGCCATAGCACGTAGTCGCACCGCTTGTTTTTGTCTCTGGTCCATCCAACGATGCCTTTTTCAACGACAGACCACGTCTCCAAGGCAACGTCGTCCTCGTCTGGATGACTCGCGGCCCAATCGTCTTCTCGGACCTTTGCGTCAACTGCTATGTGCCTGGCATTGGTCATCTCAACCCACCAATCAACGCCAAGTCGGTCATTCTGTTTTGACGAAGGATGGGCTTCGAGCGAGCCAGGGATTGCAGAAAGCAGAACGTCTCGAACGTCAACGGATGCTGCGTGTCCAGATGACATCAGCAGTTGCTGATCGAAGTCGTATTCATTTGGTGGCATCGGTGTTTTCTCCCCATGACACCCAGCCGGGCCGAGACGAACGAGAGAACATCTCCAAGAACGGGCCGGGGCTGCACGACTCAACGAGTTCAAGAAAGGACGGCGGCTTGCTGCTGTGCCCTGCTGGTCCGCGCTCAGCCTCAAAGACGGTGCCAACGTCCTTGCGCTTCAAAGGCTGGCTGCCCCTTACGCCAAACAGGACGTGCTCTGTCTGACCTCGGAAGTAGTTGCCCATACCGAAGTGCGGCTTAACCCATGTAATCGCCGTGATGTAGCGGAATCCCCACGCCTCAAGCAGTCGAAAGCCTTTCGGCAGAGACCTGTTGGTAATCCACAGGTAGATGTGGCAGTCATCGTCTGCCAGGCCGCCGACATCAAGCCGCTCTAGCTGCTCGATTGACATCGTGCTGTAGTCAGGTCGAGCGCGGCCGAGTTGGTCTTGGTCGCCTTCGTCGCCCCAGTCCCACGGCGGGTCAATGACAATCGTGGCGTACTTGGCTTGGGCGACGGCAGCTGCCTTCTCTGGCTCAGGCACGGCAGCAATCTTTTTTCGGTTCTCTTCGCGGCGTGCTTCGCGGGCCTTTTCCTTAAGCTCGCGCTTTACTTGGACCACTGGCCGACGCTCTTGTATGGCCTGCTTCAGTTCTGGAGTTCGCTCTACCTCGTCGGCGAACTTCGCGGCGGCGTATGCGGTCTTAGCTGTAACTCCGTGCTCCTTGGCAACGTGAGCGACAGACTGACTTTTTTCCTTTTTACAAAGGTCTCTTCGAGAGCCTTGCCCAACCATCGCGCGCTTTGCTCTTCGGCCAAGCAAGAGCATGAACGAGTCGTGCGTCAGGTTTCGCCGGCCTAACTGGTTCCTGTCGATCCAGTCCTCGGCCTCGTCTCTCGCCTTAAACCGCAGTTCGTGAACGTCGAACGGCAACCCAAGCCGCGTGCAGATTTCGTAGCGGTTGTGCCCGTCTAGCAGCGTGAGCGTCCCCTTGCTGGCCCACACAACAAGCGGGTCGCGGGCACCGCCGTGCTCAACGATGTTCTCTTCCAGCTGCTGCCGCTCTTCAGATGACAGCGGCGGAATTAGCGAAGCGAACTCGGCGTCAACGATGATGTCTTCAAAAACCTGCGGCATGCGTGTGCCTCCTTGCGTTGTGTTCTGAACCCGTGCCCACCGTGGCTTATGCGTCAAGCCGGATTGCCGCGCCCCTGGTACCAATCACGCTTGAACAAATCGAACGAGCCTTGGTTGCCGTCCTTTCGCCAGTTGATGTAGGCGATGACGCACTGCTCAAAGACCGGATCGTGCGTCTTCTGCTGGGCAGCCTTTCGCTGTGCGATCTCTTGGCGTTCCTTGTCGATCAGCCATTGCGACTTTGCCATTACGCCACCCTCCACACGCTCGCGTTCCGCCCGCTCGCCGTCTTCCGTGTCCCGGCCTCGACCACCAGACCACGCCGTGCAAGCTCAATCCGCCGCGGCCTCTGCGTTGACGGGTTCATGCCGAGCCGGTGCTGCATCTCCTCGTCGGTCAGACCGCCGGGCGTCGCCGCCAGGAGCTCGAGCACGCGACGCTGCAGCACGTTGAGCGTTGCCGGGCCGAGCGAGTCGGCAGCCTTGGCTGAGGTGACGCTGCCGCGAACGGCTGGGGCACGCTGCGTAAACAGCGGCATGTCGCACTGCGAGTCGATGTATACGCCCATCCTTGGTTCCTTTCGTCTTCCGTGTATTTGCCCACGCGCTCTTGGGCTTAGCGCTTCGGCAAGGGCTGTGCCGCCTGGAGGTGCTATCTCCCCATCCGTTCCCAGCGTGTCCACCGGTCCTGCTCGGCCTGGATGGCGTCGCGGTCGGCACGGCTTGTGTTCATCCCGCGATCCACGACGAGCGGCGACGGCTGCTCGTCCAGAACCTTGCCGATGTCGGTCTCGAACAACTGGGCCTCGGCCTTGTCGTCCGCGATCTCGCGGTCCACTTCATCGAGCAGGCGGTTCCACTGCCGCCGCTGCTCGCCTGGGTCATCGCTGAAGTGCACGGGGTAGTTCATGCCGTCACCTCGTGCTCAGCGGCCTCGTGGGTGAACTCCTGGCCGTTGTCGCCGATCAACATCTCGGCCTTGTGGTGCATCAGCGTGACGAGCTCGTCGTGCTGGGCCTGCGTGAACGTGCCCTCGCTGGTCCGCAGCTGCACAAGCGTCCGCAGCTTGTCGAGAGCGTCGATGGTTCCGGCCTTGCTCACGGCGAGCTTGGCCTTGCCCATCGGATCCTCGGTGGCGTCTCGCGGGGCGAGCACCTG